ACATACGTCTCTATTATGATGATAGAGGTCTTGATAGATACTATGGTCTTTTAGAACTTGGGGAGATAGGTGGTATCTGGAAGAACGTTGCGGGTAGATATGAGATCAACGGAAAGAAAGTATATGGTAAACAGATTCTTGCTAATCCAGATGAATACTTTACACCAGAAGTAATGCAAGCATTAGATGAGATAGCACAGAAAGAATTTAGTTATGGATCATGAAACATATCAAAATATTAAAAACAGGAATAGACATATCAAAAATAAAAGAACAATTAAATAATCATCCATCAGATTGGGGATCACAAAAAGGTATTGATAATACTGAAATCAAAGACCCTCATGCATATATCACATCTGTTGATGTATTGCAATTAATTATGGGTGGCATCACCAAGCCAGGTGAAGATGTAGGTAACACTGAAATTTGTATGAAGACTCCTGCATATGAACATCATACAGAGATTATGAATTATCTTGGTGAAATGTTTCCTAAGATATATCGTTGTGGTTTTCTTGCATTACCTGTTGGTGAGATAGTCGGTGCACATATAGATGAAGGAACTTACTATCGTACTAAAGATAGATATCATTTATCAATACAAGGACAGTATAGTTATTTTGTAGGAAATGAAAACATAGTGGTTGATCCTGGCACGTTATTGTGGTTTAATAATAAGATACCACATGGTACAGTGAATTCTGGTCAAGAAACTAGGATAACTTTCGTTTTTGATGTTCCTCATGGATAGTATTGAATTTTTAATTTTAAGAAATCTCCTCCACAGTGAAGAGTATATTCGTAAAGTAATACCTTTCATAAAGGCAGATTACTTTGAAGATATAACTCAGAAGATTGTGTTTGAGGAGATCTTTAGTTTTGTAGAACAATATAATAAACCTGCTACGAAAGAAATACTTTGTATCGAGGCAGAGAAAAGATCAGATATAAATGATTCATCATTCAAAGATGTAACTGAATTAATATCAAGTCTTGATAATGAACCTGCAGAGTTTGAATGGATAGTTACGACTACAGAGAAGTGGTGTCGTGATCGTGCTATATATTTGGCACTGATGGAATCAATTCAATTAGCAGATGGAAAAGATGACACTAAGGGAAGGGATGCTATTCCTACTATTTTGTCTGATGCTTTGGCTGTGTCTTTCGATAGTCATGTAGGTCATGATTATCTAATTGATTATGAAGATAGATATGAATCGTATCATAGAAAAGAAGATAAGATACCCTTTGACTTGGAATACTTTGACAAGATTACAAAAGGTGGCATACCTAATAAGACGCTCAATATCGCTCTTGCGGGCACTGGTGTTGGTAAGTCTTTGTTTATGTGTCATTTTGCCAGTTCTGTTTTACTCCAAGGTAAGAACGTTTTGTATATTACACTTGAGATGGCTGAAGAAAAGATTGCGGAGAGGATCGATGCAAATCTATTAAATGTCAACATTCAAGATATTGTAGATCTTCCTAAGATGATGTTTGATGATAAGGTTACAAGTCTTACAAAGAAGACTCAAGGATCATTAATCATCAAAGAATATCCAACTGCATCTGCACACTCTGGTCACTTCAGAGCATTACTAAATGAACTTGCACTAAAGAAATCATTTAAACCAGATATCATCTTTATAGACTACTTAAATATATGTGCATCCTCAAGATACAGAACCAACAATAATGTCAATTCTTACTCGTATATCAAGGCGATTGCAGAAGAACTTCGTGGTCTTGCCGTCGAAGCGAACCTTCCGATTGTTTCCGCAACTCAAACTACTCGCTCTGGTTTTGCTAGTAGTGATGTTGATCTTACCGATACCTCTGAGTCATTTGGTCTTCCTGCAACTGCTGATCTTATGTTCGCTCTTATATCTACTGAAGAATTAGAAGATCTAAATCAGATCATGGTTAAGCAATTAAAGAACAGATATAATGATCCTACAATTAATAAAAGATTTGTGATTGGTATTGATCGTGCAAAGATGAGATTGTATGATTGTGAGCAGAAAGCACAGAATGATATTGTTGACAGTGGCCAAGAAGAACAGTATAATGAGAAGGAAAGTAAACTTAAAAAGTCTTTTGCGGAGTTTAAATTTTAATGATACTACCTGCTAACTTTTATCCTTATTGGTCTGTGTATGATCATAGAGGAGAAAAATATTGTGATTGTAGTCATGAAAAATATGCAATCAAAACACTTGAGTTGCATGAGGGAGAAGGATTTACTTATAGAAGAGTCAATGCTCCTAAACCATTACCACCACATATTGTTGACGTAACTGCTGAGTATGAGGGTGAACTTCCTGGCCAACAAGGGTTGCCAAAAGTAAAAGAAAGGTTGCCATTTGAACCTGTATTAGAAGAGTTACCAGAAAGTAATTTACAAAGTTTTTAATTATGTCTTGTAAAATAAACGACTATGCAGCAGAACTGCAAGAAACTGCTAAAGCATTAGCAACTAGAGGAAAAGGAATCCTTGCAGTCGATGAATCCACAAATACATGTGGTAAAAGACTTGCCGATATTGGATTAAAAAACACAGAAGAGAATCGTCAGGCATATAGAGGTATGCTTTTCACATCTCCAGGCTTAGGATCTTTTATTAGTGGTGCGATTCTATTTGAAGAGACACTATATCAGAATCATGCTGATGGCGAAAGCATGGTAGATAAATTAGATCAACAAGGAATCATCGCTGGTATCAAAGTTGACAAAGGATTAAAACCACTTGTAGGTGCATTGCATCATGAGACATACTGTTCTGGTTTAGATGGATTGACAGAGAGAGCACAAGAGTATTATAAACAGGGTGCACGATTTGCTAAGTGGAGAGCAGTATTGCAAATCACAGAAGATGGCCCATCTGATTATGCTGTTCACGAAAACTCATGGGGTCTTGCAAGATATGCACGTTCAGTTCAAGAGGCAGGATTAGTTCCTATCATTGAACCAGAGATTCTAATGGATGGTAATCATCATATTGATAAGACTGCTGCTATTCAAGAGAGAGTTATAAGAGAAGTATATGAGAAATGTGCCAAGGTAGGAGTTCTATTGGAGGGAACATTACTCAAACCATCTATGACTGTATGCGGTGCTGATTGTAAAGATCAAGTAGGCCCTAAAGAGGTTGCAGAATACACAATCAGAACATTACGACGTTCAGTTCCTGCTGCTGTACCAGGTATTAACTTTTTATCTGGTGGATTAAGTGAAGAAGCAGCATCTGTATATCTAAATGAAATGAACATCAAGGGCGATCTACCTTGGAATGTATCATTCTCTTATGGTCGTGCATTACAACACTCTGCACTTAGAGCATGGGGTGGTAGTGATAATGCAGCAGGGCAGAAGTTTGTTCTTGCAAGAGCACAAGCAAACTCTGAGGCATCTAAGGGATTATATGTTTCTGATTCTCAACCATCATCTGATGAAAAACTATTCGTTGCGGGGTATTCTTACTAATGACTGTTGATACAGAAAAGTATATAGACTTCGTTGCAGGGGTAACTAGCCCTGCAAGTAGTAATTATGCAGACCTCCTTAGACGTATTAATCTATTAGAAATCGAGGACGATGCTGATGTTCCTCGTCTTCTTACTGCTGCACTAGGTTTGACTGCTGAAGCAGGAGAGTTTACCGAAGTGGTAAAGAAGATAATACTACAAGGTAAACCATACAATGAAGATAATGTTTTTCATATGAAAAGAGAACTTGGTGATATCTGTTGGTATATTGCTCAAGCATGTATGGCACTTGACACCACATTTGATGAAATAATAGAGATGAATGTAGAGAAACTCAAAGCAAGATATCCTGGTGGAGAGTTTGATGTGCACAAATCTGAGAATCGTAAAGTGGGAGATCTATAAATATTCCTTAGAAAGAAATTTGGAACAATTCAAATGGGCTTAATGAAAGAGTTAAATGAATTAAATGCTATTTACCAAGCAAAAGTATATGCTGATGTAGATGAAGCAATGGTGGTAACTAATGCAGATAAGAAAGGTAATACTCCCGCATACCAAAACTATAAAAAAGGTATGAAAGGTAAAGATGGTAAGCCCATGTATAAGGCAGCAGACCATATGAAGGAAGGAAAGGTCAATGCTGGCTTACAAGCATACTTAGATAAGAAAAAAGGAAAGAAAAGTGATGACAATGGTAATGGTAAAAAGAATGGTTCTCATGATAATGGGAACGGTAATGGTGACAATGGGAACGGTAATGGTGGTAAGGGCAACGGTGGAAATGGTAAAGGCGGAAAACCAGATTTCCTTGATCTAGATAAAGATGGTAATAAGAAAGAGTCTATGAAGAGTGCTGCTAAGTCAGCAAAGAAAGAAGAGACTGATTACAACTATGTCAATGCATACACTGAAGGAATGTATGGATACAATAAAGGTGGCATGGTTAAGAAATCAAAAGCAAAACCAACTGTAACTATAGACAAACCTGATAAAGTAGTCAGCATGAAGGTGATGACACCAAAAGAAAGTTTTGACAGAATGATTGATTCTGGTAGGTTCTCCGATCAAGAATTACAAAAGATAGCAGAAGTAACAGGGATTCTTGAAGAGTTAATATAATATGCTATAATAGTATAAATATCTCAGATACTTAAATTACTATGGCATTACATATGCGTGAGCAAATCCTGAGAGCATTGATTGCACATGCTCAAGGAGACATTGCAAAGCACAAAGCGAATGTTGAAGTTTATCTTGAACATCCTGCGGGTGTTGGTGAGCACACTGACATACTAGAATCTATTGAAAAGGAGTTAGATACTATTGCAAAGTATCAAGATCAGATAGATGTAATTAAGAAGTACTTCATGTCTTCTCAAACTTTGTCTGACATTGATAGAAGATCAAGCGAATAGAAGACAATGGCTAAGAATGGAGATCCATTACTTGTTTTAATAAAAGCATTACAGGGTTTCGATACTAAAGTTAAAAAAGCAACAGCTAAAGTTGTTGTTTACAACGTCAAAGCAAAGGATAGAACACAACTTGCTTCTGATGTAAACGCTGCATTAAAAAAAGCAGGTCTCACATTTCAACCAAACGTAACAGATTTAAAAGAATCCACTTTTCCTATTACAACTCTCACTATAGGTAAAGAAAAAGTAATACATAAAGTCGTATATAAACCTCTCAAGGGTGGTGGTTCTGGTGCAGGAGCCGCTGCAACTAAACTAGGAGAGTCTGCTCAAGCAGTTTATGCTGCTATGGCAAGTGTGTTGAAAAAAAATATAAAGTTAAGTGACATAACAAAAGAAAATTTTGATAAAGCATCTAAATTATCTTTTACTGACGAAGATTTTTCTAAAATAAAAAATGAATTACCTGACGATTGGATTCAATCTTCAATCAAAGGAGCAAATGCTTTAAGAAAAGAATTTAACGGAACATCATTTGAATATCATAGGGGAACCAGTAAAGTGGATATGGTAGAAAATGTGTTCAAAGCAATTAATAAAAAAGAAAGAGCATTTGGTGATTTAAACAAATGGAGTCCTGCAGATATCTATCTTATAGATAAAAAATTTGATCCTAAAGTTTTACAAAAAGAAAATACTTTAAAAGGTTTAAATGCATTGATGCTTGAATTGTTAGAACAGAGAAAATTAATAGGTGTTTCACTTAAAAAAATAGAAGGTGGTAACGGAAGAATATCTAGGAAAAATTTTCCTAAAGATCCTAAATTAACAAAGGCAACATTTAGGGGAACAAGTTCAACTTTAGATGCAATGGATGGATATATTAATTGGGGTAGTCAAAAGAATGAGAGAATACAGTTTAGAAGTTTTGGTGATGGAGAAGGTCTTACAGGATGGCAAGGTGAAATTAAAGGAGCATCTGCTAATCAAGGAAAGATTTCTCTAGGGCCTTTAAATTTTCTTCTTAAAGAATATGGTGTTGGGGAACTACCATCATCAAAAGATTCTGCAGCGTTGGCCAGAGAAAATAGTGCCACACATGCTGGAACTATCGCTAAACTCATGGTAGAATATGGTATGATAAAATCTAATGAAATAGACACTGCCGTAACAACTATTCAAGGTAGACCATCAAAATATAGATATTCAAAATATCTTGTTCTTTTACTTCTAAATAAAATGAAAGATATTAAGAAAGACACTGCTGATCAAATAACTCAAGACATGTATCTATATGCTAGTTCACAATCATCATTTTCTGCTCCATATTTAAAGTTAGAATAAACGCTAAATATAGTATATGAAAACACTTTTCCAATTTCTAAACGAAGCAAGAGTATCTCAAGCCTCTATGGAGGCAAAGAAACTCAATCTCACAAGTGACGGTCATGGGTCATGGAGGGATTCTCGTGGCAGATTGGTAGCAAAGACTGTTGGCGGTAAGTTAAAAATGCTAACAGCACAAGAAAGAGCAGCAGAAGAAGGTGGTGGAAAAGAGAGAGGAAAGAAACCAGAAGAAGTAAAAGCACAAAGACAACCCGCACAACAAGCACCAGCAAAGATACAATCTAAGAAACCAGAAGAAGACGCACAAAAAGATATGATGAGTGCTGATCTTACGATTGCATTTGGTAGATTTAATCCACCAACCATAGGTCATGAGAAGTTATTACAGGCTGCAGAGAAGGCAGCACAGGGTGGAGACTTAAAGATATACCCATCAAGAACACAGGATGCAAAGAAAAATCCTCTTGATCCTGACATGAAGGTATCATATATGAGAAAGATGTTCCCTAAGTATGAGGAACAGATAATCAACGATGCAGAAATGAGATCTATCTTTGATGTGTTGACCACTGCATATGAAGAGGGTTATAAGAGTGTGAATATCATCGTTGGTGCTGATAGACAGGCAGAATTTGAAAACCTTGCCAACAAATACAACAAGGATCTCTATGATTTCAAACAGATCCGTGTTATATCTGCTGGTGTAAGAGATGCAGATGCCGAGGGTGTAGAGGGAATGTCTGCATCTAAGATGAGAAAGGCAGTTGCAGATAATGATTTTGAAGCATTCAAGAGAGGAACACCAAAGTCTGCTAAAGAAGGTGATGTTCAAGCCATGTATGATGCAGTTCGTGCGGGCATGGGTGTAAAGAAAAAGAAAGAAGTAAAAGAGTTATGGCAGATCGCACCTCGATATGATCAACAAGGATTACGTGAGAATTACATCAGAAAGAAAGTATTCAGAATGGGTGATGTTGTAGAAAGTCTAAGTACAGGATTGATTGGTAAGATTATTCGTAGAGGAACAAACTATCTAATCAGTGTTTCAGAGAGTAATGTGATGTTCAAATCATGGATACATGATGTCATGGAATACACCGAGAAGAGAATGGATGGTAGAATGAGAGACAAATCGCATCCAAACTATCTCGTAGGAACAAGTGGATAT